ACGAAATGGCTCTCTACACCCCAATCGCTTCTCCGAACTTCACGATGTATTCATCGAACCTCTTCGATCTCTTCCGCTGGACGTCCTACAAACCCATACCTTAGGACAAGTATCCGATATGGTGATTGGTAAGGATAGAACCCGCTCCTTTTACAACCAGTTTCCTTATTTTTCTGAGATCCATACCATTCGTGCCGATCATGCAATCCTAGTATTTGATCACGAAATGAAATCAATGGCTGGATTTGGTATCTGTAAAGGCGGTCTTTCTCTGCTAATCGATGGAATGGTAAAAGAATTCGAGTCACTTGGTGGATCGATCGAGCGAAATCAAGAAGTGATCTCTGTTTCCTCTTTTAAGGGCGAAGTGAAGATTGTTTGTATGCAGCGCGAACTACACTCTCGTCAGACATATATCGCGCCTACCTGTGTCATGGCTCTTCCTAGCGATAGTGTAAAACAGATCCGCGGCGTCTCTCATTTACCTGTACTGGAACGACTCGTAATGACACCATTACTACGTATGTATGCCGTGTTTCCTGTTAAAAAGGGCAAATCCTGGTTTTCCGATTTGTCTAAGATTGTTACGAACGATCCTATTCGGTATATTATACCGATCGATCAACGAACGATCATGATCTCCTATACCGATGGAGAAGATGCTACATTTTGGCTGAAACAAGATCGAACCACCGTCCAAGATCAAGTGATGAAACACATTCGATCCCTTTTTCCTGATCGATCGATCCCTGATCCGATCTTTTTTAAAATGCACGCATGGAAAGACGGCTGCACCTATTGGAAACCTGGTCGCTATAATATTGTAGAAGAAAGTAAGAAATCACTTCATCCGGATCCGCATGGTATGCCTGGATTATTCTTATGTGGCGAATCGTTTGCGGTTCATCAATGCTGGATTGAATCTGCGATCGACCAAGCCGATCAATTACTCGATCTTCCTGCTTTTAAGCGGCTAATTCCAACCTAAATCCTGCTTGTTGGTTCTACCATAGAATGTGCGGCATTTTTGGCGTCGTGAATCTAACCGATCTCGAGTCCGATCTCGTACAATGGTTCCAAGATTGTTACCAGCTAACCCATCGTGGACCTGACAATACCTACTTTGAAACCTATGAGAATGTGATCATCGGCTTTCATCGCCTTGCCATCATGGACGACACCTTCCAATCCAATCAGCCGTTTATTCTGGAAGACGATCAGCGCACCGTGATTTTTATTTGTAACGGCGAGATCTATAATTTCAAAGAATTGATCGATCAAAACCATCTTCGCCCCATTAAAAACGATTGCATGGTGATTCCTGAGATCTATATGAAATTAGCACGCGATGGCCGTGAATCCGAGTTTTACAATAAGATCAAATACCAAGTCAAAGGCGAATATGCTTTTTTGCTATTTGAGTTTGATCGTCTCAAGAATCTCAAGAAAGTCATTGCATGTCGTGACGAGATCGGTATTCGCCCATTATACGTAAATGAAAGAACGGACTTGTTGGTCTTTGCATCTGAGTTGAAAGGGGTACTTCACTACCCAGAATCCATGATCGAATTTCCACCTGGTATGATGAATGTCTATCATATGAACGAACTAGGTATGACGGGTGTAGAACAATTGTCTTGTCGTCGATTGGATCAAATCGTCGCGATTCCTGATGCGGATCATCTAACCGCCGTTCGTAACGCTGTCATGAATTCCGTTCGTCGGCGGCTGGCCGCCGATAAACCCATTGCATGGCTTCTTTCAGGCGGGGTCGATTCTAGTCTTGTCGCGGCTCTTTCGGCAAAGATGCTCGGTAAATCCATTCGAACCTTCTGTTGCGGAATGAATGAAGGCACAGATCTTGAATATGCCCGTAAAGTCGCTCATCATATTGGGTCCAGCCACAGTGAAGTGAATTTTACACCAGAAGAGGGCCTGGCTGCCATTGACGATGTCATTCGTACTATCGAGTCCTGGGATACTACTACCGTTCGTGCGTCTGTTGGTCAATATATTGTTTCGAATTTCATTGGAATATCGACGGATTGCAAGGTTGTCATGGTAGGTGAAGGACCTGATGAAGTATGTTCTTCTTACCTATTTAACTGGTACGCACCCGATGGAGAGGCGTTGGATGCTGCTGCCAAAGATTACGTCAAGAATATTCATTATTACGATGTGAAGCGCGCAGATCGATGCATTTCTCGTTGGGGTCTGGAAGGACGTGTACCGTTGTTGGATCCCGAATTTATTAAGGCCTACTGGACCATTCCTGCGGAACAGCGTATGCCGACCTATAAAGGCGTAGAGAAGTGGTGGTTGCGCGAGGCATTTGCTGGAACAGGATTGCTTCCCGATGAGGTTCTTTGGCGTAAGAAGGAAGCATTTTCAGATGGTGTGTCAGGCCAGAAATCGTGGTTTCAGATCATTCAAGAATGGGTGGCGGATAAGGTGACGGACAAGGAAATGGCGGCGGCGGCGACGACGTATCCCTATTGTACGCCGACCACGAAAGAGGCGTATTACTATCGCAAGGTGTTCTGTAAGTGGTTTGGCGCGGCGCGCCAAGATGTGATTCCAGGCTACTGGCAGCCCAAATGGTCGGCCAGTGGTCAGGAAGTGTCAGGGTATATCGACCCGTCTGCGCGCGTTCTTAGCGTTTATTCTTCTTAGTTTTGTTGCGTTTGTGATGTTTTGCGGTGCGCTTTTTATTTTTTTTAAAGTGTGTGCCGCGCTTGCTGCGCTTGCCGCCGCCTCGGGCCGTTTGATAAGCAGTAATCGACTCTGATATTACTTTTTTTCTTTCGTCATTAAGATGTTTTGAAAAAATAGACCATCTAGGCGTTTGAAAATACACGTATATCCTACCTATATGCGTACTTAAAAACTGCCTATAATTAGAGTCATGTCTAATACGATTTGGGTCTAAGTTCATAATCACACCTTCGATCTCTAAATCTTCATATGTATGTGGAGCCAATGATACACGTGGATCTCCATATGTAATGTGTGGTGTGGATGGAGCCGACAGTGTACTTGGATCTCCATATGTAATGTGTGGTGTGGGTGGAGGCCATAATGTACTTTGATCTGGTATAGCCATCTTTTGTTGAATTATGTCGTGTTGTTGAATTAAGCTTTGTACTTTGAGAAATAACATGTTTGGGTCTATATTTAATTCTTCAAATAATATAACTAATATGTCTGTAAAACGTATATCTTGTGGATTTTGGTGGTGTAATATGAATAATGGAACAAGATACTTTGCTCCGTCGTTTTCAAAAAAATGTTTTAATATTTTTCTATATGTTCGTTTATAATATAACGGGTCTTTGGGTATTAATGTATCAACATCCGCCTGTAAAATTTGGGATATTATACTGCGTAGTTGGACATTTGACATTTGTAACATATCATTCCATTCTGCCATTTCATCACCAAACTGTTTTATCACACGTTCAACTTCTTTATCGGCGATTATGTGTTCAAACCACCCCGCTCCATATCGTTCTAAAGGTAATGTATTATATTCATTACCAATCAATATGCACTCTTCTAATAAGGCAATTACATCTTCAGAAGCGCCACCTATTTGACCGCCACCACCCGCACGTTTCTTTACTAGCTTTTTAAGTTGACCATCTAATTTCGCACCAATGGGTGGAGCTAATTTATCAATAATTGTCTTTAATGTATACATTCCATTAAATAACGTTCTAATTAACATTACATTGTTATGATTATAACGTTTTTTCTCTTCTGGCTTGGAAGCATCGTTTGCTGTTGTCATGCGATTTATTAGTTGAACAAGAGGTTCTAATTTAGCGCCGATACAGTCCATCATTTTTTGTACCAAAGATATGGCGTTAACGCCTGGACTAAACTCATATGAATAATCATTATATCCATGTCCTTCACGTATTTTTTTAATAACTCTCTCGCTGAATTCCTTTAATGCTTCTTCATATATCCCACACATCATGTTAAGAAATGTTATAAATACCAATGCGTTTTTAACTTGATTACAAAAAATATGAGACGGTAATATTGCAAACATTATATAACTTATATCATCTTTAACTTGTTTCATAGCACTTACGTGTTCATTCCAGGTTGGAAACAATATACCAATAAGGTTACCTACACCTGGTGGAATCATATGCTCCCATTCTCCAGGGGATGTTAATGCGATAACAGCTCCGCCGTTATCCGGAACTAATCCAAATATATATATCCAATTACAGCATATCCAACAATATGCAATTTTGAGTTTCTTAAGTGTATATATTGTTCCTTTAATTTCCAATGTGTGATCTGCTAGATTTTTTGGAATTGTATTATATTCTACACCAAATTGACTTTTAACTCTAGCTTGAAAGGCATTATTTGTTATAATATATTCCCATTCCTTCGGCTCAACATCGCGATATTTATCTCTCAGCGCTGAATTATACTTAAACTCATAATTAGTTACACAATCAATAAGTGGCTTAAATGTCTCGGCATTTTGAGGATGTAATTTTGGCACTGTCTCTATAATAGTTGTATATTGTGCATCTATTATTTGCTTTAATTGTGATGTCTTAGGTGGTGTTAAGAACTCTCTTGCTAGTCCATCGTTATATAGATCTGTAGTTCTAGATGACCAACTTAATAATTCCATAACAACTTTTTTTGCCAGCCCATCTCCATATTTCGTACTTGTATCCACCATTAACATAAACAGAGTTGTAAGTTTTTTCATATCTAATTTATCAAATACAGGTTTAAATAATAATAATAAGTTTGGTATAAGATCCTGGGGGGTACTTTTGCCTCCTGTTCTTTCATAAAAGGCATTCGCTCCATCTATACAGTCTTTTCCTGAAATACTAAAATCAGGCCTAAATAGCGGATTCGCCGCAGCCATACTTCTATTCTAAAACGAGATAATAACGACAACTATTTTCCATACCGTAGTAGGTATGACCACACCAGTCGTAGAAGAAGACTGGTTTTCCTTGGATCTTGAGTCCAAGTTAAATAAAAAGATCGACTCGTTGCAGACATTAGTCTATCAGCAAAATGCGCTCATTCAAACCCTTAGTGCGGAGATCAAACAAATGAAGCAAGATCTAGACGTCACGCATCATCGTTCGCCTTGTGAACATTTATCTTCACAAAATGATCGAACTCATCAATTGCTAGAAGAACTCAAACTGATTAAACAACGTGAACTCAATATGCGCCTACGGGAGAAAATACCAGTCCCTTTCTTTTCCACCAAAAGTTCATTCCCTAACCAAAACAACGTTACTATCCCGTCCCTTCCCAGTCCTCTTTTCCTCGCCCAAATCAATCGTAACCCGATCAAACATCTTAATCTATAGATTTGTTTTCCCTTGTGTGGATAGAAATGGACAAACACGTGGTGCTTTCGCTCTTTCATCTCTTGTTTGTTGTTCCACTGTTCTTATATATCGGATTTCAGCGTGCGAATGTCTCCCAGTGGTTATATGTTGCCCTTCTGACCATTGGTGCCGTCATCTTTTTCTACCACGGATTCAAACTCATTCTACGGCTCCAGGCCCATTCCGCCTACGCATGGATCAATGCCATACATGTATTTTTCGTCGCTCCTCTTCTCTTATACATTGGATACCACAATAAAGAGACGCCACGATCTGCCTATGAGGTCTTATTGATGGCTGCATTTGCCACATTAGGATATCACCTCTTTTCTCTTGTCCGATGGGTGCAGACCTTCCCCGAAGAGCAGAAGTGATAAAATTGATCCTCTATGATAGTATAGAATCTGACAGAATGTCACAATTGTATGAAGATGATGAATGTAATCGATGTATAAAGTATACGCGATTTCTTACGAACACATATAAATGGACATGTGAAGTATGTCATTTAGTAGAAATTGGAAATGAATATCCCAACAATCCATTCTTTGATATTATTTGGGGACGATATGAATTAGCATGTAGACATCAGGCACATATTCGATGCTTGCGTACTTGGTGTAAAAAGAATGGAGTGAGCTGCCCTGTTTGTGGTCCGATTGAAGAAATCGAATCCAATCAATTCTGTAATCGTTGCGGCCAATTTGGACACCCGACGGGTTTCTGTAATCCGATGGCGTATAAGTAGAATGACGATGCGAAGCATGATTCTCGAAGAACTTCAAAAAGTTATTCAAGAATTTAAACAAACCAATCCCGTTGATGCCGATCATGCTCAAAAGTGTTTATCCTATATCAAGTGTTTTCAATGTCTAGACACAGAACGATTTATTTCCGATCGTGCGGTTCTAACTGCATTCGGATATGACCCCTATATGATCAAAAGTTGCCCCTGTACGGGCTCGTTTCGTGACATTCAAACGACGACGAGTGTACATCATACCCATCGGAATCGACCTGTGCAATATAATGGAAATCACGGCACACGCACGTTTAATACACAATCCGATCTTATTGTTGCTATCGCAAAGATCTATCGAACAGAATACCTTCCTATTGAAGAAGAGGCCGAGCGTAAACGAAAAGCGGCTGCTGATGAGGCGGAGCGTAAACGAAAGGCTGATGCCGAAGAGGCCGAGCGTAAACGAAAAGCGGCTGCTGATGAAGCCGCACGCATTAAAGAAGAAGAGCGTCAACGAATCATTCGTGAAAATGAAGAGAAACAACGACAAAAAGAGAAGGAGGACGAAATACGTCGAAAGAGAGACGAGGAATTAAAACCCTATCAAAGCAAATCAGACGATGAATTGCACGAGCATGCCAGCTGGGACGATATCAAACGATTCGTATTCAACCGTGAGATTCGTGATACCGAATTTTCCGCTGACATTGAAGGTCTCGTTAAAGAAATATCGGCGGCCATTGAAGTGTACAGTGGAAATCTTCTGGCCTTATCTGATTTGGCCAGAAATCTCGACATGAAATTTCGTAACTTTAAGTCACACGAGAACAAACAAGACACTCATATCCAGGTTAAAGAAGACAAGGATAAGAAACTCTTTTTTATGAGATTCGTCTATACATTATTGGAAGACGAGCGGGTGGAGCATTGCTGCTTTATGGATCGAACACGCAAAGTAAAAAAAATCGACTCCCATTTGATCGTTATGCGCCCCAAGAACGATAATCCAGAAGCCACCGAAATTTGTAGGCGATTAATGAGTCGGGAAGCCATTCAAATCATTAAAGGCATGTAATCTCTTGCAGTTTTTGGAATTCTTTTTTCTCTACAAGACAGTTCTTGCAGTGATAATAGAAGCTACAACTCGACTGAAACGTTTGCTCACATTCCTTGCACGTAATTTTCTTGGAATCTGCATCGACCTCCATGCGTTCCTTCATCTCATTCTGATAATGCACGCGCAGGCAATGAATCACGCAATTGCCCTTTGTCAGCGCACTAAATTCGCACCCATCGAACGGGCATCTGAATTTCTTGGTGACCTCATCTTGCAATTCAGGGTGCTTCGAACGAATATGGAGGTCCAGTGTTTGTTTTTGAAGGAAGCCCTTCTTACACTCCTTGCACACGTGATTCAGTTCCTCCAGATGCTTTTTCATATGGTAATGCATGGAATTCTGACGGGTTTTTACCACGTTACAGTCAGGGCATACAAAGTGGCCATTTTCGTTTTTGATATAGGTGAGGGTCATGATTCGGCTATGCTTTTTTGATACGCCGGTCAGCATTTCAATTTTATTTGCGATGGCGGCGTGTGCGTTTGGAACGTTTGCTACGTTTGGAACTTCGTTTAGAACGTTTAGAGTGTTTGTTACGACGTTTTCCAGCTTTCATTCCCGCTAAGGCACGCGCGCTCTCCAAGTCTTCACCCGTTTTGTTGCATAGGGGCGTGTTGTTTCCATGTGTAGGACAGTCGGTAATATTATTTATAAGCCATTGACCATAACAATAAGCATGGTATTTTGTTTCACATGGAAATGAACATACATTATCACCAACAATTGGTCCTAATCCATCTTTATAAGGACACATTGTGAACTCGCAGCCTTTTTCAATAGATGTCAATGTATGACCTTTTTTTTTAGCCTTTTCTTGCGCCTCAATAATTTTCTCTTTTATCTGACTTTGTCTCTGGGAGGATAGCTTTTCCATTTCTACGATCGTCTTAGAAAAAACGTGTCCGCCGTAAATAATCTCTCCGACAGATAGAACCATGCACATTCCTGCCATCGGAACCAAAGCCCAAGTTTTTCACGGAACTGCCAAGCACACATCGGGAGGTCTCACCAAAAAAGATCTCATGAAGCATCACGGTCGCATCATTTCTCGCAAGAAGCACGCTGCGGGAAAGAAGGCCATTAAGCACCTGCGTGCCCTCGGATACATTGCCAAGAAGGGCACATTCAAGCTGATGCGCAAGTCGATGGCCAAGGCCTCGCGCCGTAAGAGCCGTAAGCAAGGTGGCGCGCACGGCGTAGTATCAAACTTCGCAGATGCCTCTGGCGCAAATGCCTCTGGAAAGATGCAGTAAGCTTCTTCTCTTTATTCAATGATAAGGTCATTAAATCTAACCCTATCATAGAAATGGCTCATAAAAGTCTTAAACGAAAGCGTCGTTCTCGGAAAATGTACGGCGGGTTAGATTTTTCCTTTTCCGATATTTTGGAAAAACGCAGTAAGACACTGCCTAAGAATGTAAATGAATCGTCCAGACTTACAACAGAAGCCGTTGGATTAGCCAATGCCGCGAATGCAGCACAGAAAGCGGTTGCAACTGTACAGTCTGAACTTGATGAGTCAAAGCGTGTACTATCTTCCGCAGAAGAACGTCTTACACGGCTTCAATCTCAACAGACTGCTGCAAATGATGATGTTCGTAAAGCTTCTACCATCGTAAAAGATGCGCAATCAGAGTCTCTTAAAGCTGCTTCTGAAAAAGCGGCACTAGA